ATTAAACAACTCAATTTGTGAAGATGTTGATGTTGCAATAAAAGTATATGTTAATGTTTCAATAGTTCCTGAAGTTCCAATTAAAGAAGCCGTTGGATTTGTTGATGCTAATCTTGGTGTTAAACCATTAGTGCTATCAACTTCTGCGCTTACTTTGTACGTCTTACCTATTTCAGTATTGACGGTTTGCCTTGCTGAGTTTAATTGTGCGACATCATTTGTAATTTTCATTTTTCCGTTATCCCAAGACAATGGACTCGTATTTCCACCACCTTTAAACCAAAAATTTATATTACTATCAAACGAGCCATTAGTCACAAGCTCCCCTGAGATGATTCTCACGTCTTCAATCAATCCATCTTTATTAACTCTAGTTGCACCGCTTCCACGAACTACACTAAAGTCTCCTGCACCACTCTCAGGTAGTACACTATATAATTTTCCATCTTTGAATCCCGTAGGAATCATTGCCAAACTTGGTATTGCCATCTTCTTTTTGTTTTATTCTATTATACTTGGTGTAGCTGATTCAATACAGCTCACAGACTCTATAGTTCCCCCGTCTGCTTCTACTCTTACGATGTAATCCCTTACCAATTCAGGTAAGTTAAACAACATCATCATTACTCTTCGCCTACTCATTATATAGTAGAGTCAAAGTATCCATCTAAAGCAGTTTTTAAAGCTGCGAAACTAGCATAAGCTGTTCCAGACTCATCTTCTAAGTCTGAAAATAGGGTTTTATCTAAGATAGATGCACCTTGTACAGTCTTAATGATCAAGAAATCCCCTTGTTTTTGTCTCTGAATTTCGCAATATGCAGGGTATCTGTACTCGATTCCGTTAAGTAATACTAATTCTTTCGTTACTGAGTCTTCGTAAATTTTCATTTTATTGTGTTTTTATGTTATTTATTATTTATTATTATAAGCAAGGCTCTGAAACCCCTTCAATTATTGTGAATTTGTTCTGTAAATTAGCTATAAAATAGGCTTGATTGTCTTCTTTTCCGTCAATTTCTATAGTATATCCGTTCAAATCTGCCTTATTTGCTCCAGTTTTATCACTTACAATGGCTTCAACACCATTCCAAATGCCTAAAAATCTGCCATTCCCTTGCTCATCTACTACGATGCAGTGATGTGGCTTCTTAGTTAGTTTCCAAAGCTCATTTGAGTTCTTAGTTCCTTGCACTACAAAGCTCAATTTCTGTGAATAAACCTCTCCACCATCTTCTCTACTCTGTGTCTCATCAAAACTAGCTCCATGAACATCATATTCATAGATAGTAGTTGTTGGAATAGCCGTTATAAGCTCCCCTGAGAGAGTTATATCACTTCTTGAGTACTCAGTGTACTCCATGAGGTATATCTTCTTTAAGCCACCCTGTCTGTTGTTCTGTCGCTTTGCGATTCCCTTAGTTAGATCGTATTGACTCATATTTTATCTGTTATGGTAGTGAGGAAGACATTCGTCATCATTATAGCTTCCCATTTGTCTCATATCTTCAACTTGGTTAGATGATTGATTAAAAAACCATCCACTTCTGTTTTTCATGTTCTTTGAAGCATTAACCTCATCTTGATATGTCTTGTATTCAGTAATAGAGTGCTTATCCAACCACTTATAGAATCTTCTGATGTATGTGTCAGCAATACCTGCATAAGTATCAGCTAATCTCACTATCTCCTCTTCACTCATAAGCTCAGCATTCTCTGCAACGTGCTTATAAGCTCCTCCGTTAGTTACCATGTAAGATGATATCTTAATGTATTCAGCTAAAGCCTGATTCTTTGTGATAGGCTTAACATATTTAGTATAAAGCTCTAGATAGTCTCCTGTGAGGCTATCATTCTCAGCTCCTTCTAGTATTACATCATATAGCTCAGTTCCTAGTAAGGCTTGAATAGTTATGATCTGAGTATTAGCTATTGAGAATAAGAACTTATCCTTATCAACATTACCACCCAATATAGTGGTGCTCTTTAATTCCTGTGGTGTTATAAATAAAAATTCCATATTATTTTAAGCTTCCTCTGTTAGGTTTATCAATTTCTGCCTTAGCTACATCGCTGTCATTCTTTACTGGCTTGTAACCTTGTCTTTTAGCTTCGTTAACATTTACGAAGTCTGTCTGTTGCATTGCTCCACCTTTCTTAGGTGTTCCATCTGCATTAAGTCTCTTCTTATATACTCTTCTTTCGAATCTATGGTAACAATTAACTCCTCCACCATACTTAAAAATGTCGTATTTGCCACCCTCGTGAGCAAACTGACCATTCACACCTTGTGAACTCATTAAGTCAATGTCTTCTTTTCTGAACACCTTACCGCTATCTGAGAGAGATACCATCTTATTACAGAAAGCTCTTGATTGACCTTTAGGTGTCTTGCTAGTTCCTTTGGTAAAGGTATATCTAGTCTTCCATAGCTTTGTATCTTGTTCACTTGTTTGGTTGGCTGACATCTGTAACTCATACTCCTCTTCTGAGCCTAACTCATAGCCTTCAGGTGCATCTTGTGCGTACATCTCAAGGATTGACTCCATGTCATCACTAAGCTCTACTTTACAACCACACTGGCTGCTCATTTCAACGCTGTCAGAGTCGCTCTCTTCAACTATCTCTTCAACCTCTTCCTCTTGTGTCAAAGGCTTAAATATAAGGTCTAAATTGATGCCATAATGCACTAATACTTCCTCTAGTGATTCAATGATAAAGTCTTGCTTAGGAGCTATCACTCTTTTAAGTAATTGCTTCTCAGATACATCAATCATCTCAGCTTGTGAACTAAATCCAGTTGCACTATCTAATCCTACTAATGAAGGACTGATAACTCTGTGAGAAGTCATGATTTGATTTTTAGCCTCAGAGGTTAAGAACTCCCACTGCTTATGCACTGAAGTATTCACAGGGAATGGAGTCACTGAGATCTCTACATCCTGACCATTAAAGCTAATAATGAAGTTCGATGCATTGCTGCTAGAAGTTAGCTTGCGTTTAACTTGATTTTCAAAGTCTCTCTTCTCATCATCTGTGTAGTTGTCTCCATTAGGAATATTAATGATATACCCTGCTGATAAGCCATTCTTAATGGATGAGATATTCATGTTGCTGATCTCCTCTTCCATCTCACAATACTGAAGTCCTGCAGCATAGCACGGACTCCCAAAGTACTCATCTCCAATAGAATAAGGCTTCGCACAATAGATAGAAGTTCCTGATTTACCATCTCCAAAAGCTTTAAACTCTTTAGGCTCATTCTCTTCCTTCTTAATGTCAGTCCAATCTCTAGAATACCAGTAGGTTTTAATACTACCATCCATATCCGCTATAGAAGGAACTACCATCTGTTTTGGCAAATGAGTAAGGCTGTTCAATGATCCGTCTCTGTTCTCAATTACTTGAAAAGAAAACTCTCCAAAAACTTGATAGTCTGCTACCATCTTACGAAGTTCTCTAGGTCTCAATATAGAGTGCAAGGTTGCCCAATCATTCACGACTCTGTCGCTGATTACATTAGTGAATCCTAAGCCCTTTCCATAGGTCAGGGTGCTGTAGCTTCTGTTTATACTCGCATTAGTTGGAGAGCCATTGTTCCTATCAATTATATACTGATAAAAGGAATTATTAGCTCCATTTAATACCCAATTTCTAGACTTGTGCTCTACTATAGCAGGTCTTACATAGTTAGATAGTGTTATTAATTTAATATCCATTAGTAATAGTATTTGTCCTTAGTTAATAAGTATGATTGAGTATCCTGAGCTGTAGCTATTGCTATTCCCCTGTACACTATCTCAGTACCTTCTGAAAGTGTTATTTGATACCTAGTCTCGCCAGTAGCTGTAAAATTGAAATCAAACTCAATACCGCCCTGTGTAGCAAACTCATAAGACACAATAGCTAGGTCTTCATTCAAGCTAGTCGCTGTATCTTTGATATTTAGAACTAGACTAGAAGATGGATTGTACCTAGGTATTATTCTTAGTGTGTGTGTTGTATTTTCGGGATTAATAATCATATATTAATATAACGATTTTTTAGTCTTTTTGTCACTAAAAAGAAAACCCCTGCATTTCTGCAAGGGCTAACTAAACCAAAAAACTAAACTAAATTATTAAACCTCTAAAGCTTTAAAAGCTGTCTGAGTTGCTGAATCTAAGAAAGGAGCAAGATCACGAGTGGTTGATACTCCAGTGAGTACATAGCCATTCGCATCTGTTTTAGCTCCTCCAGTTGATGCTACGACTGTAAAGTCAATTCCATCATCTAATCCTAGAGCTATAAAGTTTCCATTTCTGTCTTCAACTACTGCCTGAGGATAACCTGCAACTAGCAAGTTAAACTGAGCATTTGTAGCTGCATCCATTTTTTTAAGTGTTGTAGTAAGTGTCTGAGTGTTTACTTTACTACCTGTATTTCTGTCTCCTACCATAGACTGCTCTAAAGTATTACCATCTCCCTCTAAAGGGAATGCGTAAACTTCGTCAAGAAGTGCGTTCACCGCTGTAGCTTCTCCTGCTACGATTGTGAAAGCATCTGCCAATCCATTGTATAGATACAGAGTTGACTGACCTCCCAGTCCGTCCTTGCAAGATTGAGCCCTGCCCACGTTGATATCACATGCCATTTTCTGTATTGTATTAAGTTAAAAATAAGGGGAGAAAATTAATCCTCCCCATTTAATTGTTGGATTATGCTACTGTTGTAAGTAAGTGTACAATCTCAGCTCCGTAAGAATATCCTACAGCTCCACCGAATACAGACTTGTATAAAACATTACCGCTCATATCAACCTCATCCATGTCTTTGATACGGATTGAATCTGCATCATTAGCAAGACCTGTTCCTAGAGTGATGTTCTTCTTTTCGAAGATCACGATAGTGTTGTCAGGTAATCCGTTAACAGTTTGGATAGCATAACGTCCGTATACCATTCCAGTGTTAGCATCTCCACCTAATCCGTTAGCTGCTCCATTTTGGATAAGTAACTTTGTGTAAGCATCTGCCACATCAGGAGATACTATAAAGTTTACCGCTTTGCGTCTTAGTGAGTAAGGCATAGCTGCTGTAGCTGCATCAAATACTGCTAATACGTTAGAGGTGTCAACCGCTGCTCCAATAGCTGTAATACCATTGTTAGCTTTGATTACATCACCATCAGCATTGAACTGAGTGATCAATCCGCTCATAGTTCCTGCAGTTCCTGCTCCGTTCCAGATTTGGTCTTCAAACCACTGAGCTAATTTAGAAGCTGTGCTTTCTACGATAGCCTTAGAGATGTCTGCAGGTGCTTGGTCGTTGAATGCAGATGCACCCATTGACTCTCCTGACCATATTGGACGGAAGTCTTCTTTACAGATTTCGAACTCATTCTTGAACTTTGCAAGAGTAAGTACTTTCTCAGAGTAGTCCACTGCATCAGTTGCAGGTGTAGTACCACAAGAATAGTCTGCTACTCCTAAAGTAACGTCTAAGTTTCTTAAATTTAATTTGTATCCTACGTTAGGTACAACTGTGATCAACCCTAATCTTAGAGTATCCTCTTCTTTTTGTGCTTCTAGCATGATGTCTACTGCCTCAAAGCCTGCGTAATTACTTGAAATTGCCATTCTTTTATTGTTTATTTATTATTAATTAATTAAAATACTTATTTATTTTGAGTGTCTTTCAATAGCTCCTTTGAGCCCACTCATTTTCACTTGTGATGGAGTTGACACGATTGCATCAGCTACTGGAGTTTTTGATAGCTCTACCACCTGAGATGATAACTCTACATTCTTTCCATTAACCTCTTCAATCTGAGTTTTCAAAGCTGACAACTGAACTCCCATAGACTCAGCATACTCACTGAATGCATCATCTAAGATCTGCTTAACAGCAATCATAAACTCAGCTTCTTGGTCTCCTTGTGGCTCTTCCTCAAGCTCCTCTTCTTTTACCTCTTCGTCTTCAGCTAATGCTTCGTCTCCTGCAGGCTCTTCAGTAGGCTCTTCAGACTCTTCCTCAGAAGATCCCATTGATGCAACTACTCCGTCTTTTACTTCGATTTCTTTATCTCCATCTAGTGAATAAGTTCCATCAGGAAGTTGTACTTTCTCTTCGTCTTGCATAACGAATACAGCTGTACCTTCCTCAAGATCATCTCCTTCGAATTGGATATCCAAATCTCCTGATTTTACACTACCCATCTCAATTGATACAACTTCCTCAGCTACTACTTCTGTAGCCTCAGCACCTGCAACAATCTCCTTGAGCATTGTTAAAATACTTTTTTGTTTTTTGTTCATTCTTATCTCTGTTTTTAAATTAATCTCCTGTAGGTCTACAAAGGCATCAACACTGAATCCTTGCACTTTACCTGTTTTAACATAGTCATTCCAAATCTCATCATTGTCAATCTTCATAGTTGCAACCCAACTTCCTTTTGGATATTCCATTCCAAAGTTAGCTGACTTATCAATCTTAGAATTTTCAACAATCCAAGACTCCACGAAGGTAATATCTTCTATAGACTCACTATGCTCAAGCTTTGAATTGCTTTGACTATTTGACTTAAAGAAGTTCTGAGACAAGTCTTTGATAGTCTCCTCAGAAAATACAATATTGTACTCTTCGTCAGTCTCTTCGTTGTATCTTGGTATTAATTGGTTTGGTTGTAATACCAATCCCATCACTATTCTTTGCTCCTCATCAACCTTAGCCATTTTTATAAGCTTTGTCTCTTTAGACATTGCAACGAAGTGTTCAGTAGTGGCAGGATCTTTCACTAAACTTATAGCGAATACTCCCTTGCCACCTTTTTTGAATTTTGCTTCGAATGTTTTCATATATTTATAACGATTTTTCTTGTTTTTTGTCACACTAAAACCCACTATTTAGCTCAGCTTGTCTGTCTGCCTGTTGTGCTGTTGTAATGTCACCGCTAGTTACATAGGCTTTTACTGGCTTACCGCCTTGGTTGTTTATGTTGTTTGCAATTTGACTTTCTCCTGTTCCTTCTACTAGGTTGAAGCTAGGTGCTCCTGCTCCTTGTGGTATGCTTTGAGAAGTGCCCGCCTCATTAGGTAGCTTAGTCTTTAGGATTGTAGCTACGTTAGCTAATCCACTAGCTATGATAGCTCCACCTGTCACAAAACCTGCAGTACCTCCTTGAGCAAATGCCTTGTTTGCTCCTATGTATGTATCTATTATAGCTGTTCCTATTCCTGTAGCCTTCTGTAGGGATGCGTTCTCTCCTGCCAACTTCCCTAAAGCTGCAATACCACCGCTAACAGCTTGAAGTGTTGCAGTCTTTGCATCTGCCTCAGCTTGATCCAACTTAACAACCGCTTGAGTAAGTACTTGCTTTTTATTTAGGTACTCCTGCTCTGCATCTACTCTCTGTTGTGTACCCTTTTTGTAGAGTTTTCTTTTTGCTTCCAGATCTTCAAGGATAGCAGTATTCTCTAATTCTAAAGCTTCTCTCTGAGCCTTTACCTTAGCCATTGGATCTAGCTCTTGATCAACCTCAAAGTCTCTCTTTGCTTTCTCTCTGTCTCTTTCTGCATTCGTCACAGAAGTGATAAGAGCCTTCTCTTCTAGAAGTAGTGTGTTTGTATTAGATTTCTGCTCACTGCGCTTCCCTTCAATATCTGCTAGTACTTGCTCCTGAGCTGCCAGAGCTGACACTAGAGCTGCCTGATTCTCTATGCTGTTATTCTTTGCAACCTCAGCTCTTGCTCCTGCTAAGACTGCATCAGCTTGTTTGAGTAGTTGTTTCTCTTGCTCTTCTAGTATCTCTCCTAACTTTACGTTAGCCGCTTGTCTCTCCTCAATACTCTTGTTTGCATCATCTCTTATCTGTCTCTGTTGTTCAGCTTGTCTGTCATATATTGCAATCAATCTACCTGCCTCAGCTTGTGCTAGTATAGATGCATCTGTAGCTTGTTTGTATGCTGTTGCTGTTGCCATAGCTGACTTTACACTCACTGTAGATAAGTTCTTTGTTGCTATCTCTGTGATGTTTACGACCTCATCAATAGCTTCGCTTATGTTTGCTCCTACAGACTTAGCTGCCTCCATAGATGCATCAGCTATCCTTGTGATGTCGGCTGAAGTTTCCTGTATTCCTTTTCTCAGCTCAGCCATCTTAGTCTCATCTCCGTCTCCAAAGAATGAATCTTCCCAAGCTAATTGAGCAGCTAGTAGGGCTTTCTTAATTCCATAAAAAGCTAATTGAAAAGGAGATATTGCAACAGTCAATATACCACTCATAACCTTTCCTAATGCATCAAAGTTGTCACTAGACTTAGCTACAGCCTCATAAGTAGCTATTAATGCGTTAGCTATCTGAGTAAAGACCTCCTGAATAGTACCAATAGCAATAGAAACCTTATCCATTACTTTCTTATTTCTAGAAAATGCCTCAGTAAGACCTGCTATTATAGCTACAATGAGTCCAATACCTGCAGCCTTTAAAGCAGTACCTACAGCTTTAACCCCTGTACCCATAGCTTTGAAGCCTCCTTTAGATTTCTTTGCAGCTTTGCCAACCCCTGCGACTTTATCCTCAGCCTTCTCAGCCTGTTCTCCTACATTTTCAACTTCCTTCCCTAAGTCTTTTATGTCTTTCTTTGCATCTGATGTGTCAGCCGATACTCTAATGTTTACGTCTTTCATTATGATTTTATTATGCGTTTAACTTTTGTTTTTAATTGCTTCCAAGTTGTGGCAATTTGATTTTTGCCTTTAGCTATCTCTACAGACTCCCCTGCTCCATAGTACTCAGACTTCTTGAGTACATCTATAATCTCTTTTATACTGTTATCCATTTGCTAATTGTGTTATTGTTATGGTGGTTACTACTGAATCAGGGCTAGTATAAGACACATCACAACTCCTATCGAATGGTGTCGTGTTAATTGAGTTACCCCTTATCTGAGCCATGTTGTTATTAGATCCCAGTACTCCTATAGTCAGCCAACTCGTACCGTCTCCAGTGTCTACCTTACCCTGACCATAAGCATCTATATTAGGCACATTAAAATACAAGGTGCTTAGATACTTGCTTATATTGACTTGAGATGCAATGTACACACCTGTGTAAAGTGTGGTGTCAAAGCCGTTGACAAGATCCAACTTAGTAGTTCCTAACAATAGATTATGCTTAAATTTATTGATTCTATAATCAATTCCTTCTATAGTTAACACATCATTCAA